ACTGCAAAGAATCAATCTTACTTTGTGATGTTATAAGGTTACCGCCAACTCCCTCATTCTTATATATCATATCGGAAGGCTGCACATTAAAGTAAGTGCCTTGATCATATACCTTATAAGACTTAATAATTCCATCGACCGTTGTTTGATTGTATAGCTTACCCGTTGGAATAACCTCAACATCGCTTGGAAGTAAGTTCCACATTAACGAAGGTAACGCGCTTGGTAGTCCTTTAATTTCGTATATAAAAGCATTACCGAACACCGACTTAAACACATAGTATTCAAATAGAAACTCCTCGCGCGTTCGCAAAGGGTTAGGTCTATTCAATAGGTTTAACACCTCGTGCTCTTTAATCTCCTCACCAGTCTTTTTATCGTATAGCTTTATCTCCATGTTCTTGAACATATCAGCTAACTGGTTGATTACAGATTGAAGATGAGGAATAGTGTTATAAATTCTTAGTTTATTTTCCGTATCAATAAGAATGGGATTCTTACGGTCGTATATTGAGGTCGAGTACATACCGTTGAAGGTGCTAAGCCCGAACATGCGAGCCACTAAATTAGATACATAACTCATTTGAATAATTTTTTTTAAAATTAATTATAAAAGTAATCGGTAATTTTTTTTATTCAAAGATGTGCGGCAGTAAGGCTTGTATGAAGTTCGCCAGTCCAGCCATCGCATCAGGTGCATCATCGTGCTTACTCTTACCGTCTTTCTTATACTCGTATATTTGCTGCATCATTGCCCTATATTCATCTGTCTGCTTCTCAGGGTGAACATATACGAATTTATTTTTAATGATGTGGTAAGCCATCAATATTCTCGTGTGCTTGTTTGCGGTGTTCTTTATGCTTAATACCTTATCCTCTTGCACCGATTGACGAAGTAAGCGAATGAAACCACTCCCCTGATTGTTTGCCTCAATACGTGTATAGTCTGCATTCAACTCTTTTATCTTAGCTGCAACCATTGGACAAGTTATATCTATTGTGTCTTGCGTGAAAATAGCATCTGTAATATATATCTTACCGTCGTATATCTTCGCCCACAATGCGCATAAATAATCGCTACCTTCATCTGCAACATCGACATAACCAAGTACGCTGTCGGGCTTATGCTCAGGCAATGTTTTGAAGTATCTAAAAGTATCTTCAACAAACAACGCGCCCTCTAACCTACCGAGCCATTGACCTAAAACAACGTGGCAATAGTGGTTAAAGTCTGTTTTTCTCATCTCTTCCACATCTTTAATAAACGATGCAGAAAGGTTATTGATGTTATCTAAGTAGGTACTATGAATGTGCAACACATCAGGGTGGGTGGTTGTTTCTATTTGCACTCCATCAATCTCTATAAATGATAAATGCTTTTCAAAAAACTTTTTGTATATCCAATGCTTTTTATTCGACGGGTTGAGAACCATTATAACCCTATTCTTTGCTTTGTTAGTTCTTATCGATAGGTTTATCTTATCAAAGATGCTTTCATCTATCAACTCTTCTGCTTCATCTAATACCCACGTTGTAACATCGGCAATACTTTTTAGGTTTGCGGTTTGATTACCCGAACTTGTTTTGATGCCTCTAAAGATTATTTCGCTACCAGTAACCTTGTTTGTTATCTCCGTTTTGTTTACGTGAAAATCTTCCTCTTTATTCATCAGTTCAATCTTATTGGTGAACTCAGGAATAATAGATATTTCAGCACTTGACATTGTATATCGAGTAAACAATACTCTGTGCCCTTGCTCATAGGTTAACAAACACATGGCTGTATTTGCGTGAAAAGATTTGCCGCTACCCCTTCCGCCCGTTATGATGATATATCTTTTATCGGTAGTGTAAAGTTCTTTGTATTTCTTATTCTGCTTTATCATCGTCCGCCCATTCGTGAAATGGCTTACTATCTGTCATGTTAATATCCTTGCCGTTTGTGGTAACATCTGTCTTCTTCGGTATGAAGTAAGGGAATAGATTAGTTAGTAATCTTAGATAGTTTACTGAGTCCTCATTTCTTACATCAGCTAACGCCTTTTGAACGTGGCATACTTCGCCCTCCATTATACTAATAAACAATTCTCTCGCGTCTTGCGTGATTTTGTTTTCAATTCCTTTTTCTCTACCACCTTTTTTTTTATGTCCTTTCTCAAACTTAGCCATATCACTACTTTTCACTATTATAGTGGATTTCTCAATGCAACCCCACACTTATAACAAAACACCTCTGCGTGGTCTATAACAGACTCGCATACTATGCACTTTATTATTGTTAATTCTACCATTCTGTTATTGTATCATTTGTAAATTCAGTTGCCAACGGGTATTTGCTTTTTATCTTATCAATCGCTTCGTCAATGTTTTGAGCCTTCACCAGCTTGTCAATAAACATTCTTTTGTCCCCTTTGTAATCAAACGATATTAAATAATAGTTCATTTCTTTTTCTTTACTTTTCGTTTCTTTACTTCCTTGATAGCCTCTTTAACTATCGTTGCGTAATACTCTGCTTCTTTACTTTTCATCTTTCGCTAATAAGTAATGCAATGATATAAGCGTGTAAACTGCTACTCCTACCTTCCAGTTGGTAAGATAAGATAATGATACCAACGAACCTATCAAGGCTACAAATAACACCGTCTTAACTACTGCTTTTAATTTTCTGTTCATCCTATCTGTTTTAACACCTCAATAAAATAAGGTCGTTTGTATGTTTCTCGTTTCGCTTGTATTACTTTCAACTTATTGATCGGGCAGTCTATCATCCACCATTTGCCTCTGCCGTAAAATCTTTGTTTAAGAACGTGCATCAATTCGCATTCCTTTGGCAAATTGTAAATATAAAATTTATCTCTTATATACTCGTAATATTTTTCTACCTTCTCTCTCGTCATATCTTCAATGCAATCATTCAGCATCTTGTCAATTAGAACTCTTTTCTCTGCATCGAAATTTCCGCTCATTCGTTTTTGTTTTTACGAATTTATAAAAATTTCTTCATTCGGCAACGGGATATAAATATTAAACCATTCTTTTGCAAAGTTTCTTATTTGTTCATGGTATTGTTCTTGTTCAAACTTGCTATTCTTTGTTGTGCTTTTTGGTACTATTATAACCTCTCCCGTATCTTCGTTAATCAATTCCACGCTGTTGAATTTCATCTTCATTATCTCGTGAACCTCCTCAATGGTAAACACTTCACCGCACGTTTCATAGAATTGCATCTTCACTAATGGATAAACACACCCCCATAGGTATGAATTTTGATTGTTGCTGCGATTCCTTCTTTTCTTTTCAATGGTAATGGTTATCTCTTTGCCCTCGAATTGTTCAAAGGCTTTTGTTATGCTCGCTTTGTTCGTCGTGCATTTTCCGTTAACTATCTTGCTATTTATTTGGGCTTTCAATTTATTCCTTTCCCGTAATGATTAAACTTTTTTCTTGCACTGGTAAAGGCATCGTAATACTCATATTTCAACTCCTCAGGAAAGCAATTATTGATATCAACATCTCCTGCGCTTGTGTCCGCTCCATAGTATAGACAGACAAGCGTGTAAGTATTGCATGTTATCATTTTCTTGGTGATTATAGCGGCTTCTCCTCCTTCTTCTTTAAGTTGATTTAGCGCGATAATCATTGCTTCATGCTTAATGATAAAATCTTTTTCGCTCGTGCTTATTGTTTCGCTTCTTACAAAATATAGTTCCATATCAATTCAATTTACTTTGCATTTCTAACTCCAATATGTCTTTCACATCCTCGATGTATTCTTTCAGTTGACCTTTCGCTTTGCCGTCTTTAAGTATGCTAAGCAAGTATTCAGCTGGTACATCGCCCAGTTCCCAACCTTCATAATTGCCAAAAGGCATCAAATCGTAATCGCCCATTTTAAATCATTTTTATACCTATTATTCGACAAATATCTTCAATGCTTTCAACTTTATCAACTTGCCCTAACCAGCCGTCAAAGAACTTTTGTTCACCCTCCGTTAACTTCCTTGCGCTTTTCGGCTTGCTGCCGTCTTTAATTTCAAAAGCGTAGTTTTTCCCTTCATGCCCCACCAAAATATCAAAGCAGTTTTTAAGCTGGTGAGTATGTAATACAGTTACACCTAATCTCCTTAGTTGTTCAACTATTTGTTTCTGGTTGCTGTCTACCCTTGCAATTTTTCGCATTCGTCAAACTTAAAATTAAATCCAGTAAATCGCAAATGCTTAGGTTTATTTGCCGCTTCAATCATCAATTCGTTTATCTGCTTTGCTTTGCTTTTCCACTTTAGATATGAA